AAGTGCCATTACCTAAAATACTGTATGTGGATATCCTTTGGGTATTTATATTATCTACCAGGTATGTATTGGAGACCTCGCTTCAAAGTAGGTTCAACTAATGGCATAATGTCGTTTTCTACCTTTTCTGTAATATCATCTATCACATTAACGTCCAAATCCATAAATGGAGGTATAATACCTAAAATTCTTAGTAACCCGTCTACAAACAGTGCTAGACAGATAAAACCGAGTATCATAGAGATAATTGTTGCATCTCGGTTGTGTTTACGCATCGATGCTTCATCGATTGCTCTTGCTTCATCCACGGCAGCCTTAATTAGTGCATCTACTTCTGATTTCGTGTAGATATCACCTAATATAGGGATGTCGTGTCTATTTGGTGTCATTGCCAATACTCATCTAATACGTCAAGGGCACAATTTAAAGCCTGTTGAGCTGCCCAACGCTCTTTATCATCCCATTCGGGGAACCATTGCTTATCATCGATTCCCTTCTTGATCTTCATAAGATGAGCAGTCATCATTACTTTACTAAGTCTGCCGTTCATAAGAAAAATTGTTCTTCCTTATTTTAGCAAAAAAGGGGGATTATTGCATCCCCCTGTGTGTTGAAACTAGAACCAGTCAGAAGACCATTCTCCAGCATTGCCATCTGGTGTCTCAGGAGCACCACCAGGATTTGGACCTTCAACACCTCCACCAGCACCTGTTGGAATATTCTCTGTAGGTGCATTATTTGTACCCAACTGATCTCCAAGTCTCTGTGAAGCTTCTTGCTCTGACACTAATTCCACGTTAAACGAGAATGACATATACAATTCACCATCAGGATTCTTGGTAAGACCAGGTTGTCTTTGAACCATATGTTGCAACTGAGAAGGGAAAATTACAATATCACCTTCTTCGATGTTCAATTGCATTTCTTCCTTATAACAACCATAACCACATAGATCAGGATCGTAATAATGCTTATTAAAACGTGGTCCCTCAAAGAACATCGTATTGGGATTCATAAACGTTGTCGTATTATGCTTTTCTGGGTCATATTTGAAATAATAGACACCAGACAGATGTGAGGGAACGTGGTTATGTGCTTCTTGATTCTGTCCTGGACCATATGCATTAAACCACTGTTGAGCGACCAAAAAGGCGTGAGGGTAAAATTCTGCCATTTTGATAGCTTCTTGGATATTCTGCGAAATGTCCTGAAGCAATTCTCCTATAGGGATCTCAGTTTCCTTAGTATGATCAACCATACTCTCATCAAAGAATGAGGTATAGCAGTCACAATTCCAAGACGCTGTACCACCTGTATCTCTTGTATAACTATTTGACCCGTTCTGCTCTTCGTATCTACGCTGAATAATTGGGACAATCTGGTCTTTCCACTTTGCGTGAGTTTGCAACTTTCCACGATATAGGAACATCGGGAATAGTGAAAACAAACCATACTGATCTGCTTTATTGGTCTGTTGTGCCATAACGACGAATTCTGGTGATTTATTTAGTATAACATAAAAAAACTAAAGAGGGTAAAAACCGCCTGAGTTTTTTTTCCGACTTTTAGGGAATTAAAAGTCGAATTTCCCTCAGATTAGCTATCTGAGAGTGGAGCGTAGACAGTCTCCTCTGACGCTTCGTTGCGACATAATTCTACGACTCGAAGAAATGCTTCATAGTCATCAGAACAGTCAATTGTATTGCTCTCACCTTCATCAGAATAAATCCTGACGCAACGTGATTCCACATCTACAACAACTTTGTTCAGATAGTCCTCAGTCATCTCTGACCTTCCCATACGTGTTCACAGTATAGCACAGTTGTCAAGTCAATTCAAGAAAACTGTGGCTCCCGCAATAGTCACGTTAGAGGACGCTGTTATAGTAGCATTAACTCCTGCTGCCATTGTAATGGTACCAGCACCTGCTGTATTGACAAGGTTACCTGCTGCCACGTTAGTTACAGAGTTACCTACTGTAACAGTCTTGACATCATTACCTATCATAATCTTCTCTATCCTACCAGTACCACCCTTCTGACCAATCAAACTCTGGGTTGCAGCAGTTTGTGCTGCCATAGCAGGTAGTGGTGGCACTGGTATCATACCTCCAATCTTGGTGTTAGATCTACCTCCTATAGTAGTTAGGTGATCACCCTTAATACTATGGATCATATGACCCTTACTCTTAATGTGGAAGGTACCTCTAGGATCAGTCATAGCAAGAGTTCTCTCACCGTGAATCTCATCAGTAACAGGACCACTAACAGTACTCTTCTTCATATCTGTGTTCTCTTCTATCCTAGGAGTATCAATGGATAGTTTTGCCTTAGCACCGAGACCTATTGCTTGTCCAGCGTGTATCTCTACGTTCTGTCCAGCTACAATCTTTACGTTACCTTCTGAACCTAACTTAAGATCTCCTGTTGAGTGTGCATTAATATCTCCATCAACTTCAATACCAGCATCACCACATATTTCTATGTCAGCATTCTGACGAATCTTAACCATTGCGTCACCCCAGACGCTAACCTTCATCTTACCAGCATTTTTATTGTCAGCAGGTACCTTCACTGCACATATCTGAACCGATCCATCAGCATCTAGGAAGATATGATGTCCTTCCTTATGCTTGAGAATCATATAAGAATCATCTATATGATCACATTCTTGTTGTAAGTGACCACCTCCAGAGATTCTAGTAAAGGTATTAGTAAGTTGTTCTTCAGAATATGCCATTAGGGACAATCAACATAATTAGCAGGGTCAGCAGCAAGTCCCTGAAGGATGAGGTTAGATTCCTCGGCAGGGACACACTGTAAATCAGCAATTGCTTTAGCACCAAAACCATTGCCACCAAAGATTTGTATCTTAGGTGTAAAAGTATACTGCATATCTTTTCTAATCAATTCAATACCAGTAACAAATCCCTGTGCACTTATTGTAGCACGTGCAATGCCAGATACACCATCAACTAATACTCTAGGAGCTTCAGTATAGAACCCACCAACATTAGTAAGGAATATATTAACCAATTGACATACAGTTGTATCAGGTCTAGTCTGTCCAGTATATCCAAAGCCAGGATTAATGACTCTTACTCTTGACAAATAACCCTGACTATTAATAATAGGTTCAACGTGAGCACCATAACCTACATTACTTTCTAATGTAATGAATGGTTTAGCAATATATCTACGTCCAGATCTCTTGACTTCAATGTCAATGATACCACCAGTATCAGGATCTATGATTGGATAATCAAACTCTGGTGCATCATCAACGATATCTTCATCTGTCTCACCTTCCGAAGGTGTCTCTTGTTCCATAGAAATGACAACAGTAGCTTGAGCACCGTACTCATCTACAGAGAAGATCATATTCTCTTGATCCTCTATTGTATTATCTTCTAAGACATTGACGACCATCTCTGCTCTGTTATCTTCAATGTATAAGTTACCAGTAAGAGGTTCTTTAATATCACTTTGTGTTATATTAGTACCAAAGATAGTGTAAGTTAATAGTTCTCCTTGATCGAAGTTAGTAGTAGTGATAACATACTTGACAGCACCACCCTCTCTTACAGATGCTCTGTCTGGTGTGATAGTAACCGTTCTAGTAGAAGGATCAGCAACTCCTTGGATAGCATCTAGTACAGCAACACCTTTAGATGTACTGAGATTATTCAACTCAATATATAATTGTTCTGCTACTTGATTAGTATCCTCTACAACACCATCATCAAGTAACTTGATAGTGACTTCTGCCTTACCATTTTCTATCGTGAAACTGCGTAGCATATCAGTCTCACCTGTTATCCAACTCTTCTCACCAGATTCTATAACATATTCCAAATCTGAATAGGTGATACCAGTAGTCTCTCTTCCAATAGTATAGTTAACAGTAGTACCATCAGATACATTACTTGTCTCAAGTCTGAATGTAACCTCTGCTCCTTCATAGACTACCTCTTTATCACTACTCAAATGATATACAGGGTTAGTTGTCGTGATATTAGGTCCAGTTGATACTAAACCAATATCAGGTACAGTAATGGTTGGGACATCTTGGATAGCAAGAGGATCCTTGATCCATATACGTGCTACATCTTTGAGTACCTTACCACAACCATCGTGCTTAATCTTCATAAAGAAGTACTTGGATCCATCTCTGACTCCATTGTTTAAAGTCTTAACTTCAATGGTCTTCTCTGTCTCTCCAACACCAAATCCTATGTAACCATTGGTAGGACAATAAGTTTCAGTAGCCTTAGCAGTTCCATCCTGTGTTCTATAGGTAAAGGCACTAGTAGTTGATGTGTCACCTCCTCTAACGACTCTAACGTATGCAGTATCTCCTTCGTGAACCGCTTCAGTCTCAGGAATATCTAATACTTTAAATGTTCTTGCATTACATATGGCTGATGCAATGTCTTCGTAATCTATACCATTTATATCTCCGTCCACAACATCTGTGGATCCTCCATCAGTACCACTATCAGGTACTGTTGGACCCCAGATACCAACTTCAGTAGTAGGTTCTGGATCCGTAGTAGCATCACCACAATAAGAACTAATAGGAAGATGATTACCTGACTCTAATGCTTCTAGTAATTCATCAAGAGTATTAAACCCACCCTTTAATCCTTCGTAACTGCCTCTCTTTGAATCAACTTTCTTAGGGTTAGCACACTTCTTCTTACCAGTACAAGAGATGCCTAGCATCTTTAAGATACCTGCTAGTCCACCACCAATAACATCTAACGCACCACCAATAGCTCCAAGTACTTTAGATATACCACCAAACAATCCATTAATAAGTCCAGTGATCTCACCGAGAATGTTACCGAAGATAGCATCAGTGAACCTCTTGACTTGGCACATACTCCAGTTGACTATGTTACCAACGTATCCCATCAAGATATTCTCTGCGAACTTCATCATTCTGTCACTGATATCCATCATAGAACAACCAATACGCTCTAGCATTTGGTTGAACCACTCAGTAACAGGTGTCAAGATTCCAGGTAGAGGAGCAAGGATGGCTTTCATTAATGCCTTCACTGCTTTACGCAGCATTGCCATCAACTCACCAGCCATACGAGTCATTGCTGCATTTATAATCTTCTTTACCCTATCAATATATCCTGTAGCAACATCCTTTAGATCAAATAATCTACGACTATACTTACTGATATAATATGATCCTATGTTACCATTAGTATGTTGTAGAGTAGCAAAGAACTCTGACAAGATATTCTCAACTGCTGAAGATGGATTCTCTGGACAGTCTACTGACGCACGTCTAACTGTAAACGTACCCTGAGGGTTAGCAACAGATGCTTCAGCTCTCAACCCATTAGCACTATCCGATCCAAATTCTGTGGCTAATCGACCTAGAGGTAGAGTACCTCCATCCACACATTTAGTTTCACTTTGTACGTGATTGGCAGGATCAGGATCAGTTCCATCTTCCTGATCCTGAATAACAGTTTTTACTAAAGGTATTACCTTATCACCTGTTGAAGCAGGTTTCTCATCAGTTGCACAAGGAACACCCTGTGAAGCACTAAGAAGAACTATACCTTGTTCAGTATCACCACCAAGAAACTTTACAATAACTCTATGACCTTTCTTAAGGTTATGTGAGTTAGAAGAAGTAAAAGTACCACCAGAAGCAGTGACTGGCATTCCAACTTCAAACCAAGGAAGATCCTTGGTTGGTGGAACGCCAACCCTGTCATCTCCTTCTCCCTCATACTCGTGCACGCCAATGACACGTACCTTGACCCTTTGACCTTTCTTAGGATCTTTTGTGTCTTCGACTATGCCTTCATAAAGATCAAAGGCTTCTTTAGCAGTGGTTCTAATCGTCATACACTAAACATTCTGGCTCATCTGGGTGTGTCTCACAAAACAATTCAATACAATTTGGATCGTGATGATCACCCGCTTCTATTTCATCGTGATGATTCTCTGCATACACTTCAAGGTCGTGCAACTCTTCTTTGATGTGACGACGTGCAGCAGGACTTGTTTGAGGATCGTCAAGGATCTCTCTATCCTTTTGGATGTGTTGTTCGATAGTGTCCATAGAGTTTACCGTCCGTTAAGGCTATTTAGTTCCTATATTAGTGACTTCTACGTCCATTTGTCCACCTTTGTCAGAACTATCATACGTTTCAATCTTTTTCTTGAGTTGTTCAAGTACAAGAGCGAGCTGTCCATACAGCTTAATTCTCATTGTTTCATCCTCCTCATTCTCAATCTTCTTAAGAATAGTATAAGCTCCTTGAGTTATCTCTGGAGGATATGCATCTAAAAATGAAGTGTCCATTAGCAGTTTCTATTGAGGGTATCCCTGACAAGGGTCAAGGCAGTGTAACATTCCTGTTTAGGAACCATAGCAAAGTAGTGTCTTAAATGTTTGATAAGATAATGACCACTTAGTTCCTTATCATATGTATCTGCTTCCACTTTAGAATCAGGTCGTGAGTCACGAAGATATAGCTTCACTTTATCTCCAGCATTCAAGTACTGATTGCCAGGTATTGTCAGATTACTTGTTGATAAATTCATTGTAGCATACCTTGCGTGATATTGCACTACCGTTTCCTCATCCCAGTCTTGGAAGGTAGCAGACTGACTGTTCTCACCATCACCTATCTGACCTGGCTTTGCTTGCTCCTTATCGTTGTGGAATTTCTCGTGACTTATCTCAAGTAAGAAAGTCTTATTAACTTTAGGAGATCTTAAGACCTCCTGAACAATCTGTGAATCATCCCAAGGATCATTGCCAGGCATCCTTGCTATGTGACCCCAACTATCCCAATGATCTCTAATGTCCCACGTTCTCTTATGATAACTCTTCTCATCTATATTATAAAGAACTACGTCAGCTTTAAAGACCCCATCATCACACAACTTTTTACAGTCACCTCTCTTATCCACCGAAAAGTTACTAATGACTAACTGTGCTGGTACATCTACCATCGATGCATTATTTGTCTCGTAATATTCATACTCCGCATCTGCTCCATTATGAGTACCTCCAACAGAAAGAAGACTATCAATAGATCTAAATTGTAGACTATAGGTATCTTTATTACCTATCATATTTTTCTTGCTACCCCATAAGAAATACCCACAGGTATTCATAGCCTTACCAGATGCAGGTATTGATTGAACTAATATCTGATGTACAAGAGCAGTCATTTTTTTCTTAGTACCAGATTGAATTACCAGACTATTAAATGGTTCGTTACCATCTGTTACTATATCAAGAGGCTCATAATCACCTGCAACCTTATCATTACTGAAGAGTTCCTTAAGGATCTTTACAGGAGTACCACGATGTGATTCAGTACTCTTAAACTTACTAATCTTTGCAGACTGAGGTACTACCAAGTTACAGGTGTATACTTTAGCACCCTCTTTAGTTTCAGTCTTAACTTTATCAATCTCAAATGTATGAGTCCACACGTCATCATCAGAGTGTGCTGTAGTAATCAACTCAATTGTTATTGTCTGTCCATCCTTAACATTCATCTCAGTCTTGAGATCCGTGAAGACAATGGTTGCTGTAGGATTAAGACTATCTAAGCTCTCATAATAACTGAAGTTAACTAAACCACCATTGATTTCAAACTTCTTACCATTCTTATGAGTGTGGGTAAGTTTATTGAGTTGCCAGTAAGTAGCACCCTTATTTACAGTTGTATCTGCCATAGTTTATTGGTGCGTAAAAATAAGTCCACCATCATTTACAGGAGATGCAGTATCTAATACCATACCAGTAGCAACTGGTGAAACCTCACCACTACCTGTTCCACTACCTGTTCCTGAGCCTGTTCCTGAGCCTGGAACCAATCCAAACCTACTAGTGTTAGTGGCGGTGTTATTGTTTAGTGCAGTCGTATTGGCCTGAAGACTAGTATCAGCAGTAATTTGGTTGCCACTAGTGTTAGTATCAACTTTAATGTTATCTAGATTAGTAGTAGTAGTATTAGATTTTACTGCTTCTATAGTAGATGAACCTCTCTTGAATGGATCTGATAAACTATAACCAAAATCTCTTGGGTCTTTAAGACTAGGACCACCACGTCCTACGTGTGCTTCTACACTACCAACTTCCCAATGTAAATGTGGTCCTGATGATCCACCAGTGTTACCTAACTTACCTACGAAAGTACCTGCTCCAAAAACCTTACCCATCTGTAGTGGGGATTTCTGTTGCATATGACCATACAAATGAGTAAGGTTATCATCTTGAGTAGTAAAGGTAATCCAGTTACCATATCCAGAAGGATCAAATCCATTACCAGTAATCTTAGCTCTATCAGGGAGGAACATAGGTTGTCCACCATAGTCACCCTTAAATCCTATATCAATACCGTGGTGATTAGGTCTATGCTCTGATCTAAATCCAGAAGTAAGTATGGGTGATAGTTTAGTGGGTTGAATGGTATCAGCATCACCACCATAGGCTCCACCAACAGCACTATTAGTTTGACCTCCACCTATACCCATAGCCATATTACCACCGCCTTCCTTGCGATCTTCCCTACCTTGTTCTGTCGGGAATGCGGTGTTAGTATTATCAACAAACTCGTTGATGTTACCTATGATATCACCCTGAGCCATCTCACCCAGTTGTGACTTCATCTGCTTTATCTTCTTTGCTCCAGGTACCCAATCAGGTACCCAATCTATTATTCTACCTACCAGACCCATCATACCTTTCACTACAGCTACGATAGCCTGAACTACTTTACCTATAATCTGTACTACCCATTGAACAGTCTTAAAGACCATCTGTAGTACTGGTACCAGAGTTTTAATCAATACCTTGGCAATAATACCAACAATTCTACCAATATTTTTTAACGCTGTTATAAATCCACCCTGACCATCACCATCTCCTCCAATACCAAAGGATTCAGCCATACCATTCAATGCATCACCTATACCCTTAGTCATTTCATTCCAAGTATTCATCACAGGTCTGAAGGTCTCACCCCAATCAAATCCTTTAAAGACAGAACCAATACCCTCACCTAAGAACTTACCTAGGTTCTCACCTAACCAAGCACCCAGAGCAGCACCAATAGGACCAGCAACGGCGAAGCCAAGTACAGTCCCAGCACCAGCACCAATACCAGCACCAGCAGACCTACTAATAATTTTGTTCTTGTCTTTCTGTAACGAACCATCTCTTAAACCTGCTACAACCTGTTCCTTCGACATATTATTTTCTTCCATCAAGCGAGCGATCTCTTCATCATTCGCTTCCATTGCACCAAAACCAGCACTAAGGAGTGATCCTAGTATAGGTACCTTACCCAGTCCAGCTCTAGCATTCTTAAGAGCACTACCAGTCTTTGTTAATACATTACCAGTACCACTCGTTATACCACTAGCAGCACCTGGTATACCTTTAATTAAATTACCTAGTCCTTGTATACCCTTAGCAGAGAAGTTCTTCAAGGCAGGACCAATTCCTTTCAAGAAATTTCCGAAAGAAGTTAGACCCTTAGTAAAGAACTGTGTAATAGTATTAAGATTGATACTCTTGATCTGCTTGAGCAAATTGCTCATCGACTTGAGTATAGTGTTTATGGCATTAGTAGCCCTACCAGGTAATGATTGTAATAGTTGTGGTACTCCTTGAACTGTTGCTCTTACATTCTGACCCGCACGTTGAGCAGGGTTACTAGCTAACCGTAACTGTTCTGCTAGGTTGAACTTACCCATCCTAGGCAGTCCAGAAGTACCCTCAAGTAATGACTTGTTAGCTAATTGTGCTGGTGATAATTGACCTGTTAATCCACCCCAAAAATTACTAGTATTAGTTACTCCCGAACTGACAAAATTCTTTGCGTTAGTTAAACCTTGGGTTGCTCTGAATCCAAATGGTAATCGAGGACCAATAAATGGTGTGCCTGGTGTACCTACACGTTGTCCAAAGTTTACTACATCATCACCAAAATTTCTTATTAAACCACCAGCTTTAGATCTACTTGCATCAAATCCTCGTCTACCCCACTGTCCTTTTCTCCATACATTAGTCTTATTCCAGTCTTGCTTCCACATCTGGTTGAAACCCATCGTGGCGTGACGAGTATCAAGTTGATTGAAGCTAGGCATTGAACTCAATACCTGACCCTGAAGTCTTCTTAGTATCTCAGGACCAAATAATAAACCTAACAATCCTAGGTTTCTTAAGTTAACTGCTGGTAAATTAAACCTACCACTACCACCTGGACTACCACCAGATCTCTGACCTAATCTAAATCCTTGCTTCTCTATCTCATTCTCTTGAGCCTGCATCTTACGCAGGGTTATCATCTTCTTCTCTAGTAGAAGACGTTTATTATCAAGTTTTAATTGTTCTCGTTGAGTCCTAACCAAATCACTAAGCAAACTGTTAGTGATCATCTGTTGTTTTAATTGAGCAGCACCTATCGTCTCATCTTTGGTACCAAAGATAGCAGCTTTTATTCTAGCGGAATCTCCAGACCCCCCAAAAGTTTTTGATATGTCAGCCATTAGATTGGTTCTGCTGTCTTAATTTTTCCTCTTCAAGATGTTGTATTAATAGAGTCACATAGATCTCCCTTTCCCAAGGAAGTAGGTTTTCTAATTCCGTTAGAGAATACTTATGATGTTGTATAAGAGAGAAGTTAGTCCTAAAATAGTTTTCAAGACTGTTATACGACATCACGAGCCGAAAAAAGCTGCTAGTCCCTCCAATGTGTACTCATTATCAACCCCAGTGTTAGGGTTCTTCACAGTAAATGTATGTGATAACTTAGGCATAGAAGTAAAGAACTTCTGTAAGTTTTCAAACTGCTTTGAAGTCAAACTATCTAGGAAGGCAGTTAGTTCTTTCTTAGTTGCGTTACAAGCTTCGTGTACTTCATCACCTTCAATGATCTGATCAATACACTGAGAGATAACATCAAATGCCTCCTCAGGTTTAGCTTGTGCAGAGAAATTACTCTTGACAAAAGTATCTAATTGAGGATACTTCATCTTAATAGTAATATGATCAGTGAGTTGTACCATATCACTAGCACCTTCAGGTTTAACAACCTTCACGTCATCTAGATCAATTGCTACATCAACAACTGTTTCATTATCATCATTACAAGTAATCTTAAGATCTAATTGCTCACTCACAGATTTACCACGAATTTGTAGGAACAAATACTCCAAGTCAAACATTGGAAGTTGTCGAACCTTTAGTCTACTCTGTATACAATTAGTAAGGAGAGTGACGACAGCATCAGTGATCTGTTTCTCATCTTCTGACTCCATAGCCATCAATAATACCTTCTCTTCTTTAACTAAGAAGGGACGGAACTTAATTGTCTGACCAGTTGAAGGGAGTTCAGTGGTGTAAATAGGCACCTCAATTTTTGGTAAAGGCATAGTATGTTCAGTTCAGTATCTTTATTTAGCGTGGTGATCTAGCACCATTACGAGCACAATAGATCACAGTCCTACCAGTCCTAGGTTCTTTACCTAAGACTAGTCCCTCGTTTATTAATCGACGATGGGAATGAAACTTATCACTATATATCTGCTCCAATACAGAATAGGTTGCAGCATCGAACTCTAAGTTACCACCTATCTTCTCACGAAATGGTTTAGAATATAATTTAACAGTACTTTTGGATGGATAGAATGGTATCTTAATACCCAACATCCCATCCACAGCTAGTGCTTCTTCTATTGTCTTCCAATTGGTACCATTAATATCATTAAGAGTATCTAATACCTCTGTAGTTCCTATGAAATACGTTACCATTACAGCACGTGTTACCGCAAGAGCAACTTCTCTAGGTGCTGCTTGAAAATTAATATAATAATCATCATCCTCTACCACATCTATAAAGACTCTATGATTAGGATTGATAGAAATACCAAGATGATCTGCTACTTTCTTTAAGTTACTACCATAATCTGGCTCATCATTTCTCCAATTATCTGTGCGGTCACCAAAATACTGGTGAGTTACCGTATCACCACTGTATTTGTGCAGACAATTCTTCTGTCTGTTTATGAAATATAATTTACAGTTGTAAGTATCAGGTTCATACTGTACGACAAAAAGATCTAACCCAGACGTAAGAGATTCTTTCTTAACGTTAGCTAGATCCAAGCAGTAATCAAGATTAAACATAAAAAAATCTAAAGGGTCAAAAAATTTGCCGAGTTTTTTTTCCAGTTTTTTTAAAACAGGTCAGTGAATGTGCTGGTAAAATCAGAAAATGCATCCTTCACGTTGTCAATCGCACCAGCTAGAGAAGTAGGTGGTCTGTTTGAACTTTTTATATTATTACTCTGACTCTGTAGGTTCTGTCTAGCATCCTCGTACTGTATCTCAAACTTCTCGTAGTAGAAGTTAACGGTAGCAGTCATAAGGGTAGTAGTACCTGCATCTAGAGGTACCGCATCAATTGAATACGGATAAGCGTGAGTAAAAAAGTAACGCATACTTCTACCTTGTTCATTATATCTTGGACCTGCTTCAAACTTGTCTACAATAATTGTTCTCATATAATCATCAGGATATGACATACGAGTGAAACGATTTCGATTACGTTGAGGGTAATGACTCATCTCATCTGGTATTCTCTCCTTCATATCAAACATACTCTTCTCTTGAAAGATCCTATCGAACCAAGAGTTCATCACCTTAAAGGCAGTCATATTTGCATCGCAAATAAAACTAAGACCTAAGTCACCATACATTTTCATTGTCGGATACTTCCAAGACGAACCTGTATAATATCCATTCACTTGTGATGTAGCAGCAGTTACACTAGGTAGTGTTGCATTGTTACAAAGAACCTCCAGTGTACTTCTATCGAAGTTAACTGGAAAGTCTGCATTAAAGATTCCTCCTGTTAGATCAGGAAATACGACACGAAACTGGTTGGACTTTGCAATCCCACCACCACGTACTAGTTTCTCCTGAACCTTTGAATAAAGATTTGCCATCTAAATAGGCTAAAGGAATACATCTTATTTATGTACAAGCAGGGAGTATATATTCCAGCGAATGTGTCTAAGTACCGTGGTGATCATAGAAATATATTCTATCGTTCTTCGTGGGAACAGAAATTTATGAAGTACTGTGATACACACCCACACATATTAGAGTGGGGAAGTGAGGAGATATGGATACCGTACAAGAATCCTTTAACACGTAGGGTTAGTAAGTACTACCCCGACTTCTATATAAAAGTAAGGGATAAAGATGGTAGGTTAAAGAAATATATTATTGAGATCAAACCAATCAAACAAACTAAACCACCAATCAAATCCAAAAAATCTAACAAACAATACCTCTATGAAGCAAACACATACGCTAAGAACCAAGCAAAGTGGGATGCAGCTAGGAAGTATTGTAGAAAAAGACAAGCAGAATTTTTAGTCTTCACAGAAAAAGAACTTGGACTCCGTTTTTGAAAAACTAGAAG